GAGAGGCTCGAATCGAGGCTTGCAAGAGCCTCATGAGGGCCGATCGCTGGAGCCCGGAAGCGAAGGAAAAACTCCAGCTGGAGTGGGGTGTATCGCATCAGACGATGTCGCTGATCGCCGTCGAGGCGTCGCGATGCGTGCGTCGCGAGATCGCGAGGCACACGGACCCTGCGGAGGTAACGGAGCTGCTTTCGCAACGGCTCGCGAGAGGCGTTGCGGAAGCAAGCGACAAGGGCGATTGGCGAAGTCTCGCGAGACTCGCTGACGTGTGGAGTCGGATCGTAGGTGCTCGCGCTCCTGAGCGCGTAGCGGTAAGCGACGACCTCGCTGGATACACGCGAGCGTCGCGGGAAGAGCAGATCGCCTGGCTCGATCGGACGATCGCTCAGCTCGAGAGAGAGAGACAGCGCCTCCTCTCCCTCTCCTCACTACCTGCCTGATCTCCTCCCGCGCAGCATCCTGCGCGTCTGCGCGACGGAGCGGAGCGAGTAAGCGTCTCCTCTCTCTGACGAGAGAGGCGACAACTGCTCGCGAGGACGCGAGGTGATCCGTTGCCGCGGGGGCGTGTGCCCTTGACTCGCCGCGGTGGCCATGGGAAGCTTCTCTCACGACGCCGCTTGCGTGAGCCGGTGACCCCCCCCCGTCACCCGTGCGCGCAGGTGGCGTTGTGCTATCTGGCGATCGTGCTCGCTCGCATGCTCGCCCTCATGGTCGCCTGGCACGCGCGCGGCGCGTGGCTGCCCCTCGCCCTGTCGATCTACGCCGCGCCCGACCTCGTGCAGGATCGCGCCGCGTCACTCGCGCTGTACCTCGCCGTGTCGTATCGCGAGAGCGGTTGGGACCCTCGTGCGGTCGGCGACGGCGGAACGTCATGGTGCGCCTTCCAGGTGGCAGCGGTGAGTGGCGGAGGGCCTGCCCTCCTAGAGGACACACACGCATGCGTGGAGCGCGCGCACGCCCTCCTGTCGCTCTCGCTCCGCACGTGCCGCGAGTTGCCCGCATCCGATCGCCTCGCCCTCTACGCGCGAGGTCGCTGCGGGAGCGCGAGCGGGCAGCGCATCTCCCGCGACAGGATGGCCCTTGCGCGCCGGTTTCGCTCTGTCCTTGACGGCGGCGTATCGGCGCCGTAGATAGAGCACGAGCCCCTTGGACGAGGGCGAAAGGACGGACACATGGCAGCAAGGATCGAGATAGATGCGGTGTGCACTTATGTTCCTCTGCCTGATGGCAGGATCCTCCACTACGACGTGACGTACAGCCAGGCGACGGGGCTCGTGCGCATCGTATCTGGCAACCGCACGTACCTCGTGCATGTCTCCCGGGTGCGTTGGATGCGGGTGAAGCCGTGAGCGACGAGAGCAAGGACAGGTGCAAGTGCGGCTGGCTCGCCCCGGAGAGTGTTGGGGTCGTCGCCCGACAGGGATCATCATCGCCGTCAAGTGCCCCGTCTGCGGCGAGGTACACCAAAGGACGATGGGACCGCCCGAGCATACGCACCGCGTGCACGAGGAAAAGGAGACCATGCAATGAGCGAGCATGCCGACAGGACAGAGAACATCGAGACCTCGCACGGCCCTCCGGTGAAGCCTGAGGACAAGATCGTCATCCGCCTGACGGAGCAGGAGCGTCACTTTTGGGACAAGGCCTACATCGCAGCGGCGCAGAGCGGCGCGAGCGTGGATCAGGCGGCGCACTACGGGCTTTGCTCCGTGCTCGCGAGACGCACCGTCTTCGGCGCCGCCGGAGAGGCAGACGAGAAGAAGCTCCGCGGGCTCGGTCTCATCACGAACATCACGCAGCTCGCGCCATCCGTCGCGGCGGAGATCAAGAAGCGATGATGAGCCTTCGCGATCTCTTTGGCCCTCCCCCTCTGCCCGCGTGCCGCTACCTCGTAGCCGCCGTCACGGTGTGCGGCGCACCGGGCCGTCGTGTGACGCTGCCGGAGGTCGGAGACGTGGCCGTCTGCTCGCTCCACCTCCCGCTCGTGCTCGCGCGCGTGCGGGAATACAACGAGATGACCAGGTGAGCTGCGCGCGCTGCGGTGGCGCGGGCCACAACAGGCTCACCTGTCGTGCGGCGCCGCCTGCGCGAAACGGCAGGTCCCGATGCAGCGTCCGAGGTTGCGGGAATACGGCGGCGCCGGAGAGGCGTCAATGCGAGGTCCATCTCGCGCGCTCGCGGGCATTTCATCGCAAGAGCTTCAAGGGGACGCAGCGGTGCGGCTGGTGCGATGAGCTGGGACACAACCAGGCGACGTGCGCGGAGCTCGCGCGCACATGACCATCCCCACGAACGCGATCTACAGAATGCGCCCGGTCCGCGAGAGCGACTACCCCTGGATCGCAAAGAGCTGGGTGCGCTCGTACCAAGGGACCTCGCTCGCGAAGGCCTACGGCGCCCTCTACGTCAGGGAATACTCGCTGCTCCTCTGGAGCGCGCTCCGTCAGATGATCGTGATCGTCGCGTGCGACGTGGAGGATGACGACGCGATCCTGGGCTGGGTCGCGTTCGACGACCGGGCCCTGCACTACGTGCACGTGCAAGAGGGCTTCCGCGGCGCAGGCATCGCGCGCGCCCTCGTCTCCGGCGTGGAGCCTAGGATCTACACGCATCGGCCCGCATCGCGGAGCCTCGTGCCGGAGGACGGGTGGACGTTCAACCCGTTCGCCTTTCTGCTACGGTACGGGCATGGAACGAATCACGGCAGAGGAGCTGAAGGCGCTGGGCGAGGTGATGCGGGACCTCGGCATTGTGAGCCTCAAGTCGGAGAGCCTTCAGATCGAGATGCTCCCGTCCCGGTCGAGGAAGGAAGCGGGGAACGCATCGCAGGACGATGACGACGGCGTCGAGCCCGCGAGGGATCTGACGTTCGCGCACACCGAGGGCTTCTGAGGTGGAGATCCTGGCGGCGGACGCGCGGTGGTGGTCCGAAGAGCGGAAAGAGGACCGTGCGCGTCTTCTTCTGAACGTGACCGAGTCCCTCTGGAATTTCTCCAAGCAAGACCGGGAGGACATGCGCCGCGCGTGGCGGCTCTATGGCAACTACCCATACACGGGCCTGGGCGCGAGGCTCTACAAGCGGCGAGAGAGGAACGTGCAGCGCGCGCTCTCCTTCAACGCGACGAAGAGCGTCATCGACACGTACGTCGCGCTCGTGACGGAAGACGAGCCCAAGATCACGGTCCAGACCGTAGAGGCGGATTGGGAGACCCAGCAACGCGCCAAGGCGCTGGAAGAGTTCCTGGACGCGATGATCTACGAGACGAGGCTTCACCAGACCTCGGTGAGGTGCGTGCTCGACTCGTGCATCTTCGGGACGGGGTGGCTGAAGGTCTACGCCGAGGAGACGAAGGTGTGCGCGGAGCGCGTGCTTCCCTGGGAGGTGCTCCTCGATCCCGTGGAGTCGCAGCACGGGGATCCGCCGTGCATCTACCAAGTGAAGTGGATGGATCGCTACCAGCTCCAAAAGGAGTATCCGGAGTTCAAGGCGCGGCTCATGGGGATGGCCGGCGGCATGTTCGACGACGGCGGAGAAGCCGGAGGCTACTCCGAGATGATCGACCGTCTTCCCGTGGTGGAGGCGTGGCGAAGAGAGATGCCGGGTATCCCGGGGCGGCACACGATGATCGTGGGCGATCTCTTGCTCCTCGACGAGCCTTACGAGGAAGAGACATTCCCGCTCATCCCGCTCGTCCGTTACCTGCCTCTTCAGGGCGTGCACGGGGATTCTCTCGCGCTGGAGTGCGAGCCCATTCAGCTTCAGATCAACACGCTCCTCGACAAGATCCGAAGGTCGCATCACCTCCTCGCCGCCGGCTACTGGCTCATCGAGAACGGCTCGAACATCGTGTCGAACCAGCTCACGAACCAGATCGGTCACATCATCCGCTACCGCGGCACGCCGCCGAGGCTGGAGGCTCCGAGCGTGGTGGCCGCTGAGATTTACCAGCACCTCGATCGACTCGTGCACGCGATGTACGAGATGACGGGCGTGCCCCCGCTCCAAGCGCAAGGGCAGAAGCCGGCCGGCCTGAACAGCGGTCGCGCCCAGCTCGTCTACGCCGACATCACGAACAAGCGCTTTCGTCCTTGCTATCGTGAATACCAAGGTTGGTACTGGAGAATCGCAAAGCGGTATATCTCCCTCGCGAGAGAGATCGGCGAGTCGAACGGCGGTTGGTCTCTCGCGACGGCGCACAAGCGCTCCGTCGTGCGGAGTGCGAAGTGGGCGGACGCTAACATCAGCGACGACGCGATCGTGGTGCGGCTGAAGCCGACGAACGCGCTCGCCTCCGACCCGGAAGGCATCCTGGAAATCGCGACGACGCTCGCGACCCAGGGCCTCATCGAAGGACCCGACGCCCTCGCGGTGCTCACGCAGAACGAGGACTGGGAGAGCCTCCTCGACAGGATGCTCGCGAGCCAAAACCTCGCCCTGAAGCAGGCCTCTGCCGCGCTGAACGAAGGGAAGCTCCAGCTCCCCGAGCCTGAGATGAACCTCAAGGACGCCATCCGCCGCGTTCAGGAAATGAAGCTCCAAGCCGTCCTCGACGGGGCTCCGGACGATCGCATCGACCTCCTAGAGAGGTGGCTCGTCAAGGCCAAGCAGATGCTCCCACCATCCGGGCCTCCGTCTCCACCTACCCAGGGTCCGCCTCCTCCGCCTCCAGGCGGAAAGCCAAACGGCGCGCCGCAACCACCTCCCGGGCCTCCCCCACCGTCTTGACGGGTCATCTTGTGCCATGTAGAGCAAAGGTATGCCCCAAGCGGAACAAGCTGGCACACCGGACACGGCACAAGAAGGCACGACGGAGGCGACGACCGAAGAGGCCGCGCCCGACGCCGCTGAGGCGGCCGAGAAACCTGGGGAGAAGGGCGGAAAGCCTGGGGAGAAGCCTGAGGACCCGCTCGCGAGGGCGAGGCGTGTCGCGACGGAGCGGCGGCGCGCCGCCGCAGAGCATCGCCGGAAGAATGCCGAGGTGGACTCGTACCGCCAAAAGACGGCTGCGCTCGAAAGAGAGCTGCAACAGCTTCGCAAGGAACGTGAGGAAGAGGCGAGCCTCCTCCGGTCGCAGCCGACCGAATTTCTGAAACGTCGCGGCGTACAGCCCGACGACTTCGCGGCCGAGGGGACTCCGGAGCACGCGCAGGCGCGAGCGAACCGCGAGATCGAGACGATGCGGCAAGAGCAGCGCGCTCTCCGCGAGGAGCTCCAGCGTCGCGACTACAGCGCCCGCTACGAGCAAGCGAAGAAGGTGCTCTTCGACACGGTCTCCTCCGGAGAATACCCGCTCTCCGACTCGCTCCCCGCGCGCACGCTGGAGCGAGAGGTGAACGCCATCCTCGTCGAGTCCCAGCAACGCGGCGAGCCGATGACCATCCAGCAAGCGCTCGATCAGCTGGAAGAGGATTTTGCATCCACGGCCGAGAAGAAGAAGGCCCCTGGCGCGGACAAGACGCGGACCCAAAAGCCTGCCGCCGACGCGGCGAAACCGAAGACGCTCACCAACAAGGGGCAGAGCGAGCACTTCGCCGTCCTCGACAAGGACAAGCTCTCCAAGGCCGACCGTGAGGCGGCGCTGAGGGCGGAGATCCGTCGTCGCTGGGACCAGAAGAGAGCGCGAGCCGCAGGGTGAGCCTTCACGTGCCGGCGCTCGCCGGCTGAGGGTCTCCCATGTCCATTTATTTCGATTTCACGGCCGCTAGCGCCGTTCTCAAGGAGTACTACACGCGGAAGGATGTCGAGACTTCGGTCTTCAAGTCCCCCGCGCTCGGCATCATCCCGAAGAACTACACCGGAAGCGGTGAGCACTTCGTCGGACCGCTTCGCATCGCGACCTCCAGCACGAGGTCCGCGAACGCGAACAAGGCCTTCACGAGCGGCTCTCCGTCCACGGCGGTTCGCTGGGTCATCCCGTGGGAGTTCGATTTCGCGTCTGCCAACGTGACCGGCGACGTGATCGCCCGCACGCGGAATGACGAGGGCGCGTTCGTGCGCGCGATCAAGTTCGAGGCCGAGGGTGCGATGGACAACGCGCACATCTCGCTCTCGACGAAGCTCTGGGGCAACGGCGGAGGAAGCATCGGCCAGATCAGCGCCGACTCCGACGTGACGACGACGACCATCACCCTCGCGATCCCTTCTCAGGCGATCAACTTCCAGGTGAATCAGATCATCAACGGCTCGCACACGGACGGCACCTCTGGCTCCGTGCTCCCGAACAGCGTGACCCTCGTCGGGGTGGATCTGGAGACCGGCGAGCTGACGGCGGACGCCGACTGGAACACGATCACGGGCCTGGCCACGGGCGACTTCCTCTTCAACCAGGGTGATTTCGGCGCGGCGGCTCCGGGCATCCCCGCGTTCATTCCGCTCGTCTCGCCGGTGGGCACGTACCTCAACGTGGACCGCGGCCAGGATCCCATCCGCACCGCCGGCTGGCGTTTCCAGGGAAATGGCACGAAGACGGAGACGATCGTCACGACCTCCACGAAGATTTCTTCGCTCGGCGGCAGAGTGAGCCACGTCTTCGTCAACAACAACGACTACCAGGGGCTCTTGAACGAGCAGACCGGGCGCGTCGAATACACGACGGAGCAGAGCTTCAACAACGCCCAGCTGTCCTTCAAGGGCCTCGAGCTGGCGTTGACGGGCTCGACGGCGAAGGTGCTCGCCGACCCGTACGTGCCGCAGGGCGCCGCGTGGCTCCTCGACATGAGCACGTGGGAGTTCGTCTCGATGGGCGAGGCGCCTGACTGGCTCGGCGAGGGCGCCGACGACATGCTCTGGCTCCGCGTGCCGGATCAGGACGCCTACCAGGCGCGCCTCGGTTCGTACTACGCGATCTACTGCTCCAACCCGGGTAAGAACGGCGTCGCGATCTTCTGATCGCGTGACAGGACAGGGAGGTCGCCCTCGGACCTCCACCCTCTCACGAAAGGAAAAGACATGGCGTCGCGACAATTTTTCATGAACCAGTGGACGGACCTGCAAGGGCGCGTCAACTACGCAGGCACCGTGCTCATGCACGGCTCCGACCCTCCCACGATGGGCGAAGGTGACCCTCGTGAGAGCTTCCTCACGCCGGCTCGCGCCGACGTGGGCGAGTACACGCTCACCACCAAGGACCCGTTCGCGGGCGTCTACAACGTCCAGCTCACCGCGCTTTGCGTGGCGACGACCCCCGTGGATACGTGCGTTGCGGTTTCGTCCGTGACCCAGAACGCGGACGGCACGTGGACGATCGCATTCACCGTTTCGCAGGACGGCGACGCGATCGATCTCGCGGACACGGACGGCGTCTTCTACAGCATCGACCTCCGCAACACGGCAGAAGGTGCGCCGTGAAGAAGAACGCGCTCGCGGAAGCGATGGACGCAGAGGACGAGGAGGACGACACGACGATGGCGAAGCGGGACACCGCCAAGGCCATCATCTCCGCCGTCAAGCGCGGCGACGAGGGCGGCCTCATGGAGGCGCTCGACGCGTACCATGATCTCTGCGCGGCCTACGAGGAAGAAGAGGAAGAGAGCGAATGACGAAGGTCTCCGGGAACGACCTCATTTTGCGGGCCAAGCAGCGCGCCGCGCTGGAGTCTGCGAGTGAGGCGTTCCCGGATTCTGAGTGCCTTCAGCTCGCGAACGCTTCCATTTCCAAGTGGTGGGATCTCGTTCGCCTCACCACGTGGGGAGGGCAGTACTCTCGCAAGACGCAGTCGATCACGCTCGACCCGAACGTGCCCTTCTACGCGCTCGCGGACGACTTCGCCGCGCTCCTCTCCGTGGACGTGTTCATCACGACCGGAGAGAGCCCCGTCGTCGCGAGCGCGAAGCCGTACCAGGAAGAGCAGCGAAACGCATTCAAGTTCTGGCCGACGATCGCCAACCAGCGCGCGCCCGTCTTCTACCAGCTCCAAACGCAGTACGACGCGAACGGCAACCCCGTGCGCGGGATCAATTTCATCCCCAACCCGAGCCCCGCCGGCCAGGTCGGCGTGAACTACGTGCGCATCGCACCCTCTCTCGTGACGGGCGACGACGAGATCGACACGATCAACGGCTGGGAAGAGTGGATCGTGTGCGACATGGCGATCAAGATGCTCACGAAGGACGGGCAGTGGGACGCGATCCGTGAGATCCGAGCGCAGCGCGCGGAAGAAGAGGACCGCATCAAGCAGGCCGCTCCGGCCGCGGACACGACGATGCCGGAGATCACGCACGACGTGGAGGGCAACGGCTTTCCGTACCCGTGGGGGATCTGATGGCGAAGGTGCCGTCCACGATCGCGATGCAGCCCTCGGCGGTGCCGAAGAGCGTCATCCAGCCGCAGAACGCGTACCCAAGGGAGCACTTCCCGGCGCGCGCGGACAACCAGGCTCAAGAGAACGCCCGCGCAACGACCGCGCAGGTGCGCGCCAACCCGTTCGCCAACGGCGTGCTCCTCGGCGGCGTTCTCTTCGTGAACGGCGACGGCATCCAGCTCTCGCATCGGCTCGGCCGTCCCTACCAGGGCTTCTATCTCGTCAATGTGTCGGACCTCTCGGACGGCGTCCCCACGGCTGCGATCTCCTCCGCGCCGAATCCGGCGCCTCAGGCGTTCATCATCCTCGGCGCGCAGGGCACCTTCACCGCTGACGTGTGGGTCTACTGATGCTCGTGCAGCTCCCCTTTCTCGGCGGCCTCGGCGAAGACAAAGCGCCGGAGTACGTAGATCCGTCGCAGCGCCAAGCGAAGATCGAGAACCTTGACCTCACCAAGGCCGGGTCTCTCCACAAGCGGCTCGGCATGAAGCGACTCGGGCGCGGCGTCATCCCCGGCAACATGGTCACCGACGACATCACGGATCCAAGGCGCATCATCGGCACGAAGGGGGAGGGTCTCTTTCTCGCAGCCGGCGGCGCGCTCTACAGCTACGTGACGGAGAAGGACGCGTGGTCTGGTCTCGGGCGTCTTCCGAAGTACGGATGCGTGTGGCGAGGGATCCCGGCGAAGACGGGACAGGGCCTCTCCCAGAACAACGGCGACATCGTCTGCCTCATCGATCTCCCCAACGGGGAGCAGATGGCCGTCACCAACCTCAACTTCTACTACATCGATGACGGCGATACGGTACCGACATCGACCTCGATCGCAGCTCTCACCATCTACGACCCGGACACGGGCGCCGTCTCCCTGGAGATGACCGCGATCCCGCCGCAACACGCGAACGCGAACACGTGGCTCGTGCAGGCGTTCATGCTCGGGGACGGGCATACGGTCGCCATCGTGTACAACTCTTCGGAGGCGCTCGCCTTCAACCACGACGTGATGCTCGTGCTCTTCGACACAACGACGCGCACGTTCGGGGCGCCCACGATTGTCGTCGCTCACGTCAACACGCTCACGCATGTCCTCGACGCATGCCCGTTCCTTGGAGATCCGAGCAACGGCCTCCTCATCGGTTTCCAGGGAAGCTCGACGAGCATCACGGGCTACTACTACGACGGCACCGCCGCGCTCGTGACGACGTGGACCATCGCCGTTGGGGCCGTGCCCATCTCGCCCACGGGCGGCCTTCACCTCCTCGCCACGTGGGGAGAGACCGTATGGGCGAGCTTCTTCGCGGGCGACGGCACCGGGATCACCAACAATTGGCGCGTCGCCTCCTGGAGCGCGGACGGCGCCTTCACGCCCATCGACGATGTCGTCATGCAGGATCTCGTGAACCTCGGCGCCTTTCTCCTTCCGCTCGCGAGGCTCACCGCGGACACGGCGTGGGGTGGATGGTTTTACAACGGCGATCCGGCCGGAGGAGTAGGTGTACAATACAGGTTTCACACGGACGGCACGATCGATCTGGACGCTACGTGGCCTTGCGTCTTCCCGGCGGCCCGTCCGATCGTGGATGAGACCGGCGGCGTCCTCATTCCGGTGTGCCAGCTAGAGATCAACGGCCTCTCGACCTTCGACGCATCGGCGTACCTCCTTCGGTGCTCCCCGGACTACGCGGATGGCTCCATGCCCGTCGCGTCCGTCTCGCCGCGGACATCTCTCGCCGTGAAGCTGCTTGGCGTCGGCGCCACGACGCAAGCCGTCATCCCGCACATGTCCTGCGGCGCCACTACGGAGGTGCCGGACACGTTCGCGTGGTCCTTCTTTCAAGGCACCAACGATCAAGACAACGCGTTCACGGCACAAGATCAGGTTCCATTCGCGGCCACCATCACTACCGTTGGCGGCACGGCGTCCACACTCTACGCGGCCGACGAGATGGGGGATGGCGTACATCTTCAGGGAGCCGTCCCGTACCGAACGGATGGCGTGTCCGTGGCGGAGGATGGCTTCTTTCGTGGTCCGCTCATCTACTCCGTCGCGAATCACACGGGCGGCGACGCCGACGTGCACGGGACCTTCACCTACGCAGCGATCTACAGGTGGACCGACAACGACGGGAATGAGCACCGGAGCTTTCCAGTCTTCAGCACGCCCACCATCATCACCACGGGCGCGGACATCTCGATCTTGAGGCTCTCCTACACGGCGCGCGACGATCAGCCGCAAAACTTCGAAGGCATCCCGGGCAACCAGGTGTTCGCCGATATCTATCGGACAGAGGACGGCGGGAGCGTGTTCTTCTTCGTGGGCTCCGCCCAGGCGACGCCGCCCGCTGCCGCGGATGTTCTGGCCGATCCGCTCAACAGCTGGCTCGCCACCTTCTACGATCACACGACGGACACGACCCTGGCCTCCCGTCCGCTTCTCTACACGACTGGCGGTGTGCTCGATCAGGTGAATCCGCCGGGCTCGCTCTCCCAGACGAGCTTCAAGACGCGCATCTTCGAAGTGGATGGCTCGGGGCTCCAAAATTGGTTCACGCAGGCCGCGAGACCGGGAGAGGCCGCGGGGTGGAACGAGGAGCTGTCCTTTCCGCTTCCGGAGGGCGGCAAGATCACGGCCGTGGCCTCGATGGATGACAAGCTCGTACTCTTCAAAGCCGACTCGATCTGGATTGTCTACGGGGACGGACCTTCCGCGACAGGGCAGCAGTCGGATCTCACCTCCCCACAACGCATCGCGACCGACGTGGGGGCGCTCGATTGGCGAAGCGTCGTGCTCACTCCGAAGGGCCTCCTCTTTCGTGCGCAGGCTGGATTCTTCCTCCTCGACAGGGGTCTGGAGGTCTCCTTCGTCGGCAAGCCCGTCGAGGACACGCTCGATGCTCACCCGAACGTCGTCGCCGCGACGCTCGTGCCGGATCTCCAGCAAGTGCGCTTCGCGTGCGAAGACAGGTTCGTCATCGTCTACGACTACTTTCACGACGCGTGGACGACCTACAGCTACGACCGCATGGCCGAGGACATCGTGAGTGCGTCTCTCTTCCAGGGACGCTACGTGGTCACGACCTCGGACGGGTACACATGGCTGGAGCGAAGCCCGGACGATGAGAACGCGTACCTCGACGACAACACCTCCGGAGTCCCCGGTTGGATCTCCTGGGCGATCCTCGTGCCGTGGGTGAAGGTGGACGGAATCCAGGGCTACCAGCGCACGCGCCGTGCTCTCTTTTACGGCCGAAAGCTCGGAGCGGCCGGCCTCTCCTTCACGGTCGCCACGAACTACGACGCGTCGCCCAAACAGCTCGTCACCTTCCCCGCCGCGCAGCTCCCTCGCGGTCAGGTGGAGTTCCACATGGCTGGACGCATCAACCGGCAAGAGAGCATCCAGATCGGGATCTCCGACGTGGCCCCTGTCTCGATCGATGACAACGGTCTCGGCTGCATCCCGACCGCCCTTGCG